GCACCCCAGAAGGGTGCGCCCACGCAGTGCAACATTCACCCACCAGTTTTTAAACTGGTGAATTTATACCCAGAGGAGCTCTGATGCCTGAGTTCAGTGACTCTGCGGATCATAAGCAACGGGTTTTAACGCCTGTTGGTGGCAAAAGCCACGAGACTTACACCGTTACGGGTACCGGGACTTTTGGTTCCGGTCCGTTTACGAATGTGGTCTCCGATACAACCGCGGAGATTAAATACTCAGGGACGCAAATTACTGCGTCGGAAGGACATCGAATCGGTCTTATTGGTAAGACTCGTGACGATGTAGGTGGTCCGTTCTTTAGTCAGAAGCAGACTATCGGCGGGTTTTCTTCCGTCGACGTATCTGTTTCCCGACCCAGTGGCTTTCGCGACTGGGTGAACCACTATAAGTTCAGTGGTCCACTATTGCCGGTTTCACCTGATTCGGGTGAGATGCCGTTTCCACCATCGCATCTTTCGTCAGATGACGAGTTGGATGCCTTTGGGGCGACGGCTATTGCTCAGTCGAATCCCGAGAATGCTGTCGTTCGTCTCTCGTCCACACTCGGTGAGTTGTTCACCGGGGGCCTTCCGGCCCTCGTGGGACACCAGACATGGAAGTCGAGGTCACTTGCCGCGCGAAATGCGGGCAGTGAATACCTTAACGTCCAGTTTGGGTGGCGCCCTTTGGTCAACGATATCAGCAAATTTGCTGACGTCGTGCGGAACGCTGATGCTGTTTTATCACAGTATGAGCGCGACGCTGGCCGTCGGGTACGGAGACGATACGACCTCCCATCAGTGGCGAAGGTTGAAGTCGAGACCCACGACGGAGTTTATCCTTACTCCGGAACGGGCTTGAACTTTATTACTTCGCCTGGTCGCCAAACGCGGCGTAGAAGTATCACGCAGCGTAGGTGGTTCAGTGGGGCGTACACTTACTATCTGCCAACCGGCTACGATAGCCGGAACCAATTGGCAAGGTATGCCCTTCTAGCCCAACGGCTAGGACTGGACCCCTCTCCCGAAGACGTATGGGAGCTGGCACCTTGGAGCTGGGCCGTCGACTGGTTTACAAACGCTGGTGACGTTATTTCAAACACCACCAGTTTCCAGATCGATGGTACTGTGTTGGCGTACGGTTACATGATGGAACATACCATTATTAGTGATACGTACTCACTTACGGGTGTCACAGATGTTAACGGTGACCCCGTTCCGATTCCGAACCTAACCCTAGTCACTGAGACGAAGGTGAGGCAGGAAGCCAACCCCTACGGGTTTGGAGTGTCATGGGACGGTATTTCTTCGTTCCAAGCCTCCATCTTGGCGGCACTTGGGCTTACCAAGGGTCGTCGGCGATAATGCCAACGCGTAAAACACCATAGGAGTGATGCCTGTGTCCTTTGCTGATCCGCAAACCATTACCATCGACGGGACAACGACGTCCCTGCCGCGCGTAAGCGTCGGTCAGGGGTCGTCGGAGTACAAGTCGGCGGACGGTGACATCACCCTCAAGGCCTCGAGTTCCTACGGGAACCGGACCCGACGGGTGGTGCGAATCGACCACAAGAAGGTCTCCGCGAACGAGTTCCTGCCCGACCAGAACGTTGTCAGGAGCATGAGTTGCTACCTGGTTTTCGATCTGCCCGTGGCAGGTTACACCGCAACGGAGGCGCACGACATTTACACCGGGTTCAAGACCCAGCTGTCGGCTTCGTCCGACGCCATCATCACCAAACTACTTGGTGGTGAGTCGTAAACCGGCGTTTGGACGTACTTCGAGTGATCCTCTTCGTCGCCTGGATTGCGATTATATATTGCATCCTGGCGGCCGCTATTTTCTTAGCGGCAGGGGTGATTGTGGGCCGGCTGCATCCACCTGGGATTTTGGGTGACCTACTGTCAGTAGTAACCGACAGTACATTCATCCTGATCTTTTCGTGGACTGTTGCCGGACTCACTCTTCATCTCGTACGAAGAGAGCATTGACTCCAGGGCTTTAGTTTCGGCCCGACGCAGGCTAATGGAAGCCCATACCTCTATTTAAGGAGGCGAGGCTGAAAAGCCTTACGTCACTCTGGATTAAAGTGGCTGAAGAATCAGCCGCTCGATGTCACACTAGCGCCCTGCAGGACATTAATACCGTCCTGCAGCGGTTCGAACATGAGGGTATGTCGTTCTTAACGATTACCCTGCCATCCTTCGGCAAGAGCTTCGAAGAAGCGCTTGACCTAGGGGTGACAAGCTCCGGACTGTTCCCGGGATTCCGCTTCGGAACCCGTAGAACAGCGTGGCTCCCCCGATTTCTCGGAGGTTTCACGAGCCAGGTGTTCGATCCGTCTAGTGGTTACCTACTCGACGAGCCAAACTACGATGCAATTCTTGCCGTGCGTCAATTGACGCTGATGTTTGGCAAGATCCACCTCCCGTGCAGCGATGTGCGGGTAAGGCGGGCGTACAACAGCTACGTCGAGTGTGAGCACGAGGTTCGCATGAACGACGACCGTCTGTCGGAAGATGATTACTCCGACTTTAGGCGTATGTCGAACATGCTGTTTGGGCAGTCGTTTGAGGCCATTGACCAAAAAGTCTTTGACCGCGAATTGATTATGCCCAAGCATGGTCCCGGTTCCACAGCCGACAAACTGCGCGGAAACGCAAAGTATCGGCAGCGGGACTGGCCAGTACGGTTACAGGAGATCTTCCCTTGGGAAGAATTCCTGGCTCCTAACTCCTCCTTTGTGAGCGAGATGCAGGAGTCCGTGAACCTCGTCGAACCCGAAGCGGAGATGCCAGTTTCGGTTATCTCCGTTCCTAAAACATTGAAGACACCTCGGATTATCGCGATGGAGCCCACATGCATGATGTTCATGCAGCAAGCTCTAAATGCGACGATCCTTGATGAACTGAGGAAGGTTTACCACCTAAATCGGTTCATGGACACGCGGCACCAGGAGCCTAATCAGCTCATGGCTATGCGTGGTTCCCGTGAGGGATCCTTGGCAACGCTAGATCTTAGCGAAGCTTCGGACCGTGTCTCCAATCGGCTGGTCGAGGCTATGTTCGTTGACTACCCACATTTGCTATGGGCGGTTGACGCAACACGGTCCCGTAAGGCCGACGTGCCTGGTTACGGCGTAATGCCGTTGGCCAAGTACGCGTCTATGGGTTCAGGACTCTGCTTTACCGTCGAAGCCATGGTCTTCTTGACTCTGGCTTTCCTCGGAATAGAGCGGTCCTTAGGTAGTCGCTTTAGCCCACAGGACCTGGAACGGTTCGTGGGTGAGGTGCGTGTGTATGGGGATGACATCATTGTCCCTGTGCACTGTGTCTCGATGGTGATAGACTCACTCGAGCATTTCGGTGCGAAGGTGAACGCTGGCAAGAGTTTCTGGACTGGAAAGTTCAGGGAGTCTTGCGGTAAGGAATTCTACAATGGCGAGGACGTAAGTATTGTCCGCGTCAGACGAGAATTTCCTTCGTCACCCAAGGACGCTAGGGAAGTCATCTCGATCATCGAACTCAGGAACCAGTTTTACAAAACTGGGTACTGGTCGGTGGTCAAGTGGCTAGATAGCGAGATTCGGGATGTGATTCGTCACTTTCCCGATGTCTTGCCGTCTTCTCCCTTGCATGGTCGCGTTACCTTTCTCGGCTACACAGTCGAGAAGATGCACGCGACCCTCCACTCGCCCCTGGTAAAGGGCTATATGGAGGTGTCACAGTCACCCGTTAACACATTGGATGACCTAGACGCGTTGCTCAAGTTCTTCCTCGAGCGCGGCGAATATCCGCTGTTCGATCCGAAGCACTTGGAGCGTTCTGGACGCCCCGTGGCCGTCGACATCAAGCCGCGGTACGCCTCTCCCTTTTAGGAGAGAGGTCGAGGTTGGGAGAGCCGAAGCGGCTCACTAGTAGGTTCCTTAGCGGACCTCCCTTTTGAGTTGTTAGTCTCTTCTGGGTTCGGC